GAACGCCGTCGAACGCTTCAAGACGAAGCGTCGGAAGGCAGGACCGCTTCGTTGCGATGCCTGTTCTTGGAAGCCGCCCGCCGCTTTGGTTGGTCGCGGTCGCCGGTCGCTCGATCGAATGCTTCACGGCCATCACGTCATTCCGCTCTCATGCGGTGGTGCCGACGACGAAGCGAACCTCGTTCTGCTCTGCGCGAACTGCCACGGCATCGCGCACCGAATCGGGCGGAAACTCTACGATCTCGACCGGAAGAACTGGATATGGGCGGGGGCAAAAACACCGACGCAACTACTCAAGGAATTGGCGTGGTTGCTTGGTCCCGCTACCGCTCCCGCTACCGACCAAATATTTGACTTGATATGACGCGACCTAAGTCTATGCCAGGAGCGGGACTCGAACCCGCACTCCCTTACGGGAAAGGGATTTTAAGTCTAAAAGGACCGAACACCAACCGTAGATCCGGCAACAGCTTACGAGAATCCTCATTCTCAGCGTTGTCGCATAGCGTCGCATCGCGTCGCACCATTCCGCGCGATCTCGCTACCGGATTCGCTACCGCTGAAGTCGCGTCGGCGGGTCGTGCGGGGGGTCGACGATGAGCGCCCCGCGAACGCTTGAGCGCGCGACCTTGGCGCTGCGGGTTGGCGAGGATGATCGACGCGCTGCGGAGTGCGGCGTGTGGATCTCGTCGGACTATCCGGGCTTGGCGCTGAACGTCTCGACGTACGATGGGAAGCCGTGCCTTGAACTCGGGTGGACCGTCACGCACACCAGAAGCGGTGCCGCGCTCGTCAAGTACCTGACGCTTCCTCAGGCCCGCGTCGCGATCCGCGAAATTGCCCAACTCTGCGACTGGACGTTGAGTCCCGCAGAGATCCAAGCCCTACCGAACCGCCCCGCGATTGCTCGCGCGCTGAACGAGATTCTCGACCGCTACGCGGCAGGCTATCGCCTCGCACTGAACGTCCAAGATCATTTGGTCGGCGCGGAGCGGGATGGGGGTCGGCCATGAGCGGCCCAAGAGTCGCGATTGCCGAGCATTGCGCTGCGGTCAACATCGGTCGTAGTCGAGGCTACATCTCGTTCGCTGGCGAAACGTTGCGGATTCGCGGCGAGAATCCCAAGCACGTCTACGCCTTCGAGCATAGCGAGCGATTCGGGCCAGCGCGGTGTCGGATGAAGTCGGGTGACATCGCGAAAGATCCGTTCTTCTCGGAGCGCTCGCCGTTCTGGGCGCTGTTCGAGCGGTGGACGCGCGGCGGAAAGTTGGTTGACGCGGACGGCTGGTGCGTGCTCCCGCCGACGCCGCCGACCGTGCCCTGCCCAGCGTGCGATGCCCGCGGCTGGTACAGGCTTGAAGGCGATCGCCGGAAGCACGTTTGCCCACTCTGCCACTCGGAAGGCGTCGTGCCTGAAGGGACTTCGCCGCGCATCGTGCTCGCCAAACGCGTTTCGTCTCTCGCCGTCGACGGCGCGGAGAAGCGGGGGGAGACATGAGTGCCCAACGCTGGTTCCGCTCCTCGCGGTTCGACAAGCGCGCCCTGCCGCTCGCTGACCGGCATTACAACAGACAGAAGGTCGGCTCGCCGCAATTCGTGCCGCCCGGTCGGTGCGTCGTGCTGCTCACCGCCGATGCGGATGCGCTATGGGTCACATCGTGGCCGTTCGCGCAGTACGTCCGCCATGCGTGGGCCGGGGCGTGGATGAACTCTCTCTTTCGCAACGAATCGCCCGCGCTGTCGAGCGAGTTGATTCGTGAAGCCGTGGCGGCGACGAAGGCGACGTTCGGCGATCCGCCGCCGCTCGGGATGGTGACGTTCGTGGATGCGTCCAAGACGCGGCGCAAGCGTGACCCGGGGCGCTGCTACCGCAAAGCGGGGTTTCGATGCGTCGGTGAGACGAAGGGCGGACTTGTCGCGTTGCAGCTCCTTCCCGCCGACATGCCCGACGCTGTCGCGCCGCTCGGTGAACTCGATTTCACGCGAGGTGTCGCATGAGTGAAGTCTGCGCGGGATGCGGGCACTCGCTGGCAAGGCACTTCGTTGACGTGACGGGAGTCGTGCGTTGCCTCGTCAGCGCGTCGGGCGTTTCGGCTCGTGGAGTGATCGGCATCCCGTGGCGTCGCGATTGCGATTGCGCGGACTACCGATCGAAGGCCGCAGACGACAGCCGCGCCTTAGAAGCGAGAGAGAAAGCCGAGGAGGATGCGGCGATGGCAGCTTTTACCGCATCCCTTCTCGCAACGATCGCGAAGCAGGAGGCGACGACCGCCGCTCGCTCACTCGACGGGACGGTGACGCCCACCAAGCCTCTCGGCGCCGCGACCGCCACGGAGGACGCGACCCCATCAGCAAACACTAATTCGGTCGCCACCGAGCCCGCAGGGCGCCCATTAGAGAATTCTCATGTCCGCGGGGGCGACCCTGGAGCGGAGAAGGACGGAGCACCGACGTGAGCATTGACATTCGCGTCGGCGATTGCCTCGAAGTCCTCCGTACGCTTGAAGCGGAAAGCGTGCAATGCGTGGTCACGTCGCCGCCGTACTGGGGGCTGCGCGACTACGGAGTCGCCGGTCAAATGGGGCTAGAGAAAACGCCGGATGAGTACGTCGAGCGCATGGTCGCGGTGTTTCGCGAAGTACGCCGCGTGTTGAAGCTCGACGGCGTGCTGTGGCTCAACGTCGGCGACTCGTTCGCGACTGGCGGCGGTGCGGTCGGTTGCTGTCCTGGCGGCGGCGATCAGGGCGAGCGCTTTCTACGCCAAGGCCACATCAACACACAGCCGAACAGAATGCCACTTCCCGGGCTCAAGCCCAAAGACTTGATCGGGATCCCGTGGCGGTTGGCGTTCGCGCTTCAGGCGGACGGCTGGTGGCTGCGCTCCGACATCGTATGGGCGAAGCCAAATGGAATGCCGGAGAGCGTCCGCGACCGTCCAACGCGCTCGCACGAAATGGTGTTTCTGCTCAGCAAGAGCGAGCGCTATTTCTACGATGCTAACGCTGCGCGCACGCCGCCGGCACCAACGACGGAAACGCGGCTCGCGCAGAACGTTGAGTCGCAGCAAGGCAGCGAGCGGGCGAACGGCGGAGGAAAGACCAACGGAACGATGAAGGCCGTTCGTCGCGGCGCGCATGGCAGCACGTTGACGGGCGCACCGCACGGACGCCACTCGCTCGGTGACAACATCCCCGAACGCGAGCGACGGAGCGACAAGCAGCGCGGACACACTCGACGCCACGACGGCTTTAACGATCGCCGGGACGCGATGGAGAAGGCCGAGCAGCAAGCCGCGGGCTCCAACTTGCGCTCAGTGTGGTGGCTCGCGCCCGCGCAATTCCGCGAGGGCCACTTCGCAACGATGCCGCCCGCGCTCGCGGAAATCTGCATCGTCGCCGGATCGCGCGTCGGTGACACGATTCTCGATCCATTCGGTGGCGCCGGAACGACGGGGCTCGTGGCTGACCGCCTCTCCCGCAATGCGCTTCTGATTGAGCTGAATCCCGCCTACGCCGCAATGGCTCGCGAGCGGATCACGAACGACAACCCGCTTTTCAATCCGGTGGTCGCATGAGTAAACGCTCAAGCCATCCCCATGCGGACGAACGCGTTGCGTCCTCGGCGGCGTCGCTCCCGCTCTGGACCGGAGCGCCGGAGATCCGGACGCCGGCCCCGGTTGCGCCTGGCAGTGAGACAAGCGCTCTCGCCGCTGAGAAAGTCGACACGCAGGCCGAGTTGCGGAAAGTCCTGCTCTGGTTCGCGGCACAGAGTGAGGCGCGGACGCGACACGAGTGCGCCGATGCGCTGTATTCGCACCTGGGCAGCGGAGCGGTTGGGCCGGCATGCGCTCGGATCAACGAACTCGTGACGTTCGGGTGCTTGGAGGAAGTCGGTCGACAAGGTAAACGGGCCACGTTGGCGATTACTGGACGCGGGTTAGCGAAGGCGAATTGCCTCGCACGCGTCGCGTGATCATGTCAAGCGATGCGTCCACGCAACGCCCATCTCAGAATTCTCGCGCGGCTATAGGCGATTGCCAGTCACGTGGTTATACTGAGTACTCTCTAAATGAGTAAATGCTAACGATGGGTATCAAGCGCTCGATTGCCACCGAATACAACAATATCCTGTTTCGCTCGAAACTCGAGGCGGATTGGGCGCGAGCGTTCGACACGCTCGGCATCGAATGGCAGTACGAGCCGAAGGGGCAGTTCTTCGGCGACGTGTTCTATCTCGTCGACTTCTATCTGCCGAAGTCGCGGCAATGGGTCGAAGTCAAAGGCGTCTTCGAGCCGAGCGATGTCCGCAAGGTCGTCTCACTCCTGGCCGCAATCCCGAAGCGTCCGTTCACCGATGACGAGTGCCCGGACATCGCGCTCGTCGCATGCGAGCCGCGTGGCGTGTTCCGCGGCTGGGTGCGCGGGGCGTGCTCGCCGGACGCGAATCTCCTCGAGATGTCGATCGCCGCGTGTCGCAACCTCCGCTTGTTCGCGTGCGCGGTCTGCGCGGGCTTCTGGTTCGCGGACGATTCCTTGTCGTGGCAGTGCCAGTGCTGCGGCTACGAGAAAGGCAACGGGCATATCGTCGTCGATGTCGGCTCGCCGTTGCCAGAGTTTCCGGATCTCACCGCCGTTCGCGGCTTGGCCTTCAACGATCTCCAGTGGCACACTTGACGCATGGCGCACCCGCTTCCACCCTCGCCGGTGCAGCTCGTCCTCTCTCGTCTCAAGGACGTGAAGAAGATCAGCGGCCAGTGGAAAGCATTGTGCCCCGCGCACGACGACAAGCAGGCGTCCCTTGCCATCAAAGTCGGCAAGGATGACCGCGCCATGCTTCATTGTCACGCCGGCTGCTCCGTGCAATCCATTGTCGCGGCGATGGGCCTCGCGATGACCGATCTCTTTGTCGGTGGTGTGCCGCCACGCCTCGGGCTCGCGACGACCGCACCAGCACAGGGGGTGAAGGAACGGCCCCGTCTCGTGAAGTCCTACGACTACACCGACGTGGATGGCAGGCTGTTGTATCAGTCGTTGCGCTACGAGCCCAAAGACTTTCGTCAGCGTCGGAAGGACACCTCGGGCGAGTGGGTGTGGAATCTCAACGGTATTTCGCCGGTGCTGTACAACCTTCCCGACGTGCTCGAAGCCGTCGCGGCCGAACGGCGCATCTTCATTGTTGAGGGCGAGAAGGACGCGGACGCACTGCGCGAACTCGGGTTTGTCGCGACGACGAACGCGATGGGCGCGGGCAAATGGCGCGAGTCGTACAGCGATTTCCTCGAAGGCGCCGATGTCGTCATCCTCCCAGACAACGACGACGCGGGTCGCTCGCACGCCGAACAAGTGGCGTCATCGCTCTTTGCGCGCCAGGCGACGGTCAAGGTGGTGCAACTCCCTGGTGTGCCTGAGAAAGGTGACGTCAGCGATTGGTTGTCCGCCGGTGGCAATGTCGACGACCTCGAAACGCTGATCGGGAAAACGCCGCGGTGGGTGCCCGACCCATCGAAGCGCACACGATGGCGCTTGGATGAGGTGTGGGAGAACGACGAGATGATGGCCCCGCCGCCTCCGGTGGTTCCCTATCTCGCCTGGGCGTCGCGATCGACGCTGCTTGCGGCTCGCGAGAAGTCGGGCAAGTCGACGCTGACGGGCTATATGGCCGCGCAGGTGTCACGCGGTGGCGAGTTCCTTGGGGAGCCCTGCCAGCGTGGGCATGTGCTCATCATTGGGCTCGAGGAGTTCATCGGCGACACCGCGCGCCGGCTCCGGTTGTTCGGCGCGAATGGCAAAATGATTTCGTTGGTGGATCGCTTCATGAGCGACCCGGCGAATCGGCTCGAGGAGCTCACCGCTCATATCGAAGCCGTCCGACCGGCCCTCGTGATTGTCGATAGTCTCGTCGCGTACTCGCAGGGCCTGATCAGCGACGCGAACAACTCGACGCAGACACAGAATGTCGTGCAAGGGCTCACGAATCTCTGTCACCGGTTGGGCTGTGCCCTCGTCATCATCCATCACGCTCGCAAAGCGGATGGAAAGTACCGCGACTCGTCGGCCATTGGTGGTGCGGTCGACATCATCGCAGAAGTGTTTCCGCCTGAGGAGAACACCGACCCGACGCGACGGCGTGTCCGTCCGATCGGCCGTGTCCCTGCGCGCGGTGTGGATTTCCGATTCGACGGCCATGACTACCACATCATCGACCCGTCCGGAATCACGAAGGCCCCGCTCGACCAGCGCATTCTCAACGTGATTGGGGAGCGCCCTGGGATCTCGAGCAACGATGTGGTGGACGCGGTTCGCGACCATCGGAGAGCTGTACTCGACAGCCTGAAAACAATGGAAACGAACCGGCTGATCCTGAACGATGGGACGTCGCAATGGGCCAAATGGCGGCTCGCGACGTTCCCAAAACGGGGGCCAATATGACTTGGCGTACCCAAGCGTGTAAGTCGTTGCAGTATCACGCCGGAACCACTTGGAACCACCGTTGGAACCACTTGTCGAAAAAAGTGGTTCCAGGCTCCTCACACACCCTGAAAGGGTGTGAGGGCCAGAACCAGTTTTGGAAATGGAACTAGTCGCGTGCTCAAGCGCTCCGGTCCGATGGCTCGCAAGACGCCGCTCGCCCGCGGGGGACGACTCAAACCCAACGCGAAGCGCGCGAAGGCGACGAAAGAGAAAGCCTCCGGTTCGCTCGAGCGCCGCAAGTTCGTCGCGTCATTGCCATGCGCTGCGTGTGGCATCGTTGGGTATTCGCAGGGCGCGCATGTGCTCGGGACGCGCGGTATGGGCATCAAGAAGGGACCGGAGACGATTGCACCGCTCTGCGGGCCGCGACCGACGTCGCTCGGCACACTGTACCGCGGATGCCACAATTGGTTCGATACGGATCGTGGCGGGTTCTACGTCGAGTGGCCGAACTTCCACCCCGAATTCGCGGCGGCGGCGTGCGAGGCCGCGTGGCAGGATCACCTTTTACGGAGCAACGCATGAGCGACGAAAGAGAAGTGTTGTTCCACGCCGACCGGAAAGACTTTCGCATCGACACCTATCGCGGAACGGGACCGGGCGGGCAGCATCGGAACAAGACGGACAGTTGCGTGCGAATCACGCACATCGAAAGCGGACTGTCGGCGGAATGCTGCGAATCGCGAAGCCAGCATCAGAATCGCGGCACGGCCTTCCGTCGCCTCGCCGCAAAGCTCGTCGAGCACTACGTGCCGAAGCGGCGCAAAGAACGCAACGCGAGCGGGACGATCATCATTCGCACGTATCACGCGGTGGACAATCGCGTCAAAGATCACGCGAGCGGATTGCAGCAGTCGTACCAAACGGTCCTGGACGATCCAGCCGACATGATCGCCGCGCGTGCTGCTTGCTCGCAGGAACAACAGGCGTGCGGCTCATCGGGTCGCCTCGCATCTCACGCATAGCATTTAGTGCGGTCCCCTCACCGGAAGACAGAACGATGAGCGACAACAGGACGTTTGAGTATTTGTTAAATCGCGTTGAGCGCGCCGCCGCGAGCGACGATCCCGCCGCGAACAGATACGGGATGCATCGCAAGGCGCTGTTTGCGTATGTGGCTGCCTTGCAATCGCTCGCGAACGGGCAAGATGCACTCCTCGTCGCCTATCGGACTGGCGCTCGGCGGACGCCAGGGGCAGCACTCGACAAGATCCGCAGGGCGCGCGAGGTCATTCAAGCATCTGAAGCGTCCTGCCGTGAACCTGCCGCCGCGCTCACTTCCCAGCCAGGAGACTCGACCCGATGAGCACCAAAGCTGGCGAAATGTGGGACGCCGAGATGGCGTTCGAACGACTCAAGAGCGACATGGACGACGCGCTCATGATAGCGTGCGGCCTCAACCCGACCGACTATGGCAACTGGCCGTTTAGCGAGATCACGTACGACGACTACGACTGTTCGTTCGAGTTCAAAGGAGTGAACGGCGACTGGTGTCCGACCGAGGCGCAGCTCGCCGCGTGCTGGGCGCTCGGCTTCTCGCGTTGCTGGATTTGTTATGACAATCTCGACGGCGATGGCGTCCGCGAGCGCACCATCGGCACGAACGAGGACGGCACGCCAACAATCCAGCGGTATCGTGAACGCTATTTCGCCGCGCCGCAACTCGACCGCGTCTTCCCCGGCGAGCCCGATACGCCTCCCGGAGCGCCGTCATGAGCACGGACCTCGACCCGATGAGCGCGCCCTCCTCAGACCGTCTCGACGAAGCAGGACCGCCACCGAGTCAGATTGAGCGTGGTGTGAAGATGCTGCTTCTGACGGCGAACCAATTCGCGAAGCGTGGCAGTGAGTTCGCTTCAGGTGCCGACGTAGCGGTCGATGAGTCCATTCGCGATCGCAATCGAGCGTGGGCCGAGGAGCAATTCGAAACCGCCGAGTTCTTTCGCTATCTCGCCTCCCATCTTCCGTCCCTGCTCGAGTCGCAGCGAGACGGAGAACGGTGGCGCAAGCGATTCGCGAAGCTGATGGAGGCGTGCGGCGCTGACATCTCGTTCAACATCGACCGTGACATCGAGGCGATGGCGAAGGATTTACGCGCTGCGCGTGTCTCCGCTCCCGCGTCCCCGCCCATCGCACCGGGAGAGCGACCATGAAAACAGACGGTCCAAAGAGTTGTTCGGAGGCATCGCGCTGCAACCACCCGCGCGATGCGCAGACATACAAGTACGAAACCGTCTACGGGCTCGTCATGTTCCGCGACTACTTCGAGTGCGGAGCTTGTGGTGCACAATACAGCTTGGAGTATCGGAAATGGGAACAGCCATCAGCGAGATCGACCACAACAACCCCAACTGTCTCGCCATTCCCGTAACTGACGCGGAACTGCGTTCAGAGATCGCCGCCCTAGAGGAAATCGAGCGCGATTTTGGCTCAACGGCGCGGTGCCGCCAGGTCCTGCGCTACGCCCGCGCGCTCAGAGACGAACGTGCCGCGCGTTCCATCGCACCGGGGAGCCAGACCGCCGCGTCTCCCTCCCCGGAGGATCGGCGATGAGCGACCCGACATCGGTCTGCAACGCATGCGGTGACGCGCTCAGCGAGAATGGATACTGCCACAACAAGCAGTGCTCGCGACACGGGCGGACGAATGACTATCTCAAATCGGAGCCCGCTGTCGCCTCTCCAGCAGAGCGCGGCCCGGACGAGGATGCGATTTGCGCGCGCATCCTTCGGATTCGGACAGAGGCGTTGCGCGATCCGAACGCTGACGACGATCTCGCGTTTACGGTGCGTGAACTGTTGCGGATTCTCGCGGACAAAGACGCATTGCGGGCTCGTCTAGCGTCGTTGGAGTCCGAGCTGCGCGAGGCGAAAGCAGACCGAGAGCCATTGCGTGATCTGCTCGCTGGGTATGACGCGTCGCGGTCGGTGCGTGAGGTTAGGGTGCTGCAATACGGCGAAGACGTGATTGAGGCGGTGCGCGACTATCTCGCGGCTCGTTCGGGATCTTCTCCTGAGAGAGGGACATGACCAGATCGCCAGTCGGTGGAGAATACACGCTCCTGAATCGCGTCCGATGCTTCCTCGTCGGGCATGATCGCGCGGAGGAGCCGAGCGTCAAGCGCGGTCGGTACCACGCCTACCTCTGCCGACGCTGCAACGACTTCGCGGCGATCTACGACTGCAACGAAAAGGCGTGGTTCAGGACGTTCAACGAGGCGCATGCGTACGCGGGGCGCGCGTCTCACTCTGGAGAGACGACGTGAGCGCTGGATTCTCGCTCGAGGAGCAGGTCCGGTTGGTGCGCGCTCAGTTCGGTGAAGCGGCAGCGGATCGGCTCATCGAACAGGCTGGCGCCCTTCCGCTCGATGCAAAGGTGGTCGTCAGCATTCCGGAGTCGCGCCGCGACCGTACAGTGATCCGTTTCCCGCTTCGGTTCGATCTCCCGTGGTCTGCGCTCGTCAGCGAGAACCGCCGATTTTGCGCGCGCGGGAACCGAATCTTCATGACCGAGGAGTACAAACGGGCGCGCGCGAAAACGACGAGCATCGTTCGCGGCATTCTCAGGGGCGCCGAACCGCTGTCAATCCCGCTCTCGCTGACCGCGCTCGTTCACTTCCCCGACAATCGCATCCACGACGCGCCGAACTTTGCTGGCGCGACGCACAACGCGCTGAAAGGCATCATCTACACCGACGACCGATGGCTCTACCGCGCGTCGTGGGAACGTGATGTGGTCGATGTGGACTCGCCGCGTGCTGAGATCACGATCATGCCGTATGTCTCGCCCCGACTGTAGCTCCCCCCACTCTGAGGCTCGTATGCCCAAACCCAAAGCGCCCCGCGCCAAAGCCCCGCACGTCGTCACCCAGATCGTGACGAAAATCCACCGGATGAAGCAGAGCCTTCTCGACGGCACCGCGACGGTTCCCGATCTCCTCGATGAACTGAGCGCGACCGAAACGCTCGCCTACTCGTTAGATGGCCGTCGTGGCGCACTCGATCCTCGCCTCGGCGGGAGGGTCGCGTGAGCACGCCGTACGACCTTCGCGCGGAACGAGTGGACGGAACGCACTTTGACGTCTCGCTCGGTGGGCACTCGTTGGCCGACGCGAAGGTCCATTTCGAACGTGAGTTCCCGCACCTCGCCCCGTTTCATTGGCGCGGTGCCGTCGCCTTCTGTGAGGGGCGACGTCCCGCCGAGCCATTCCCATCTCGTCGCCGTCGAGTGTCCCACATGTTGTGAGTTGCGGACAGAGCATTTCCGCCACACATTCCAGTCGTCGCATTCTCTCAACGCCGTGAGGGCGTCGTGTCCTGCCTTTCCTTCTCGCCTCGTGCCTAAGCGCGGCCATCAGCCGCGCGGATTGCTTCCCGGCGATCCCGGCCAATTTCTCGTTACCGTCTCCTCAACGCTCGTCGACCAAGGCTCGACGGTCGAAGCATTCGCGCAGTACGCCACCTCCGAGGGCTCGCCCGTCGCTCGCTCTGGCCTCACGGTCACCTGGGGCAAAACGGGCAGTGGTGGCACCTTCAACAACGCGACGAGTACGACCGACGTCGCCGGGGTCGCCAAAGTCCAATTCACGGTCGGCACGGTCGTTGGCGCCACGTACGCCATCACCGCGGCGGCAAGCGGCGGCATCGCGGGGACGAGTCCAACGATCACCGTCAGCGCGGACGACGTTCCTGACTCGATCGTCTTGACGCCCGCGACACTCAGCCTCGTTGCGGGCGGCACATCAACGATCACCGCCACGCTCAAGAACAAGATTGGCGGCACGATCGCCGGCGCCACGCCGACCGACTGGATTACGAGCGATCCGACCATCGCAACGGTTGCCAACGGGCTCGTCACCGCCGTCGCTCCTGGTTCCGTCGCCATCACGGCACGCTACGGCGCGATCCTCAGCAACGCCGTCAGCCTCACGGTCACCACCAACATCGCGCCGGCCTCGATCACCCTCGTCGCCATCTCGGTCCCGCTCTCGGTCGGAACCGTCCAGATGACCGCCAACGTCAAAAACGGCACGGGCGATCCAGTCCCTGGCGTCACGCCGACCGGCTGGACGAGCTCTGACCCCACCGTCGCCTCCATCAATGCGACGTCGGGACTCCTCACGGTCCTCAAAGTCGGGTCAACGAATATCCAGGCATCGCTTGGGTCGATTCTCTCGAACACCGTCGCGGTCACGGTCACTCAGATCACCACGAGCAGTGCCGTGCTCGCGCTCGAGGGACCGACCATTCCCTCGTCGGCGATGGCGGCGCTCGGTCTCAGCTATTACGAAACCCTCTTTTCGGTCAATGCTGAGCAGCAGTGGACCGATTTCAACAAAGCGTGGGACGCGGGGAACACGATCTCCGTCTACGAACGTCCCGCCACGTTCTGGGTCTGGGCGCTTCGCACCGGGGATCAGAAATGGTTCACTCGGGCCGACGCGATGCTCAAGGATTACCGCGACCGGTTCCTCCTCGCCAACGCGGGCAACGATCCCGCGCAGGTCAATCCCTCGGCGCACTTCAGTCAAGCCGAAAGCTTGTACCTGCATTGGAAGATCACGGGCGACACGCTGAGCCGGGACTGCGCCGTCAGCATCGCCACGCACGCCATCGCCTACACGCTGGGCTATCTCACCAACCTCGCTGGCCCGGTCGACGCGCGCATCCAGGCCCGCGTCCTCGTTGCCTTTTACATCGGGGTCCTCATCAAGGGCGAGAACTACCAGCCGAGCGATCAGAATCCCACGACGTACGGGCAATACCTCGATCAGTGCATCACCGACGTCCTCGGCACGATGAACGCCGATGGCTACGCCGAATTCGCGTCGACCTGCGGCGGAAGTCTCAACTACATGTGCGGCATGCTGGCCGATATTCTCACCCGGATCTACGACCAGCGCCCCGGCACGTACAACGCGACCATTCTCACGAAGATGACTGCGCTCGGTACCTACCTCTGGAACACACAGTGGCGTGGTGGCGGCTCGGATGCCTCGTTCAACTACAACTCGGTGTTCTGCGCCGGCACCGGCTCCGCGACCTCCGCGCCCGACGAAAACGGACTGATCGCACCCCTCTTTGGCTGGTTGTACAAAACGACCGCCGATGCGGCGTGGAAGACGAAGGGTGACCAAATCCTGGCGGGGATGCAGCAGGCCGGCGGGATCTATCTCTACCGCCAGTTCTCGGAACTGTTCGACTCGAGTTACCGCTACTTGGGTTACGCGCACCCCGACCACTTGCTCACCTGATGCGCCCATGACACCAAAGCTGCCCGACGCGTTCAGCACCGACAGCGGCGAAGTACTGAGCCTCGCCCATCTCGAATACCTGGCCGAGCACGTCCCCGGCTATTCGGACGTTGCGAAACAAGCCGCCATGGAACTCGGGAAAGACCCGCGACACGGTGCGAGCCTCGCGGCGGCGATGGCGGAACTCCACAAGCAAGACTCCCCGCTCGTCCCGCCCGGCCGTCAACCGCTCAAGGTTGTCAACCGCATCGCCAAACAGAAAAAACTCTTGTGAGACGACTCCGGGACCGATTCCTCAATCGCCTTCGCTCGCGACTCCGCGACTGGCTCGGCATCCAGACGTTGGAATCCGACCAGATCGCGACCGCTCTTGAACTCGCCGCCAAGGTCCGCGAGCAGGCGGCAGTCAACGACCACTTCGCGACCCACTTCAACGATCTCGCTGGGGTCGTCGGCTTCCAGCAAGACGTGCTGAAGCGGTGGTCCTCGCAGTCCGAAACGTTGCGCACGATCGAAGCGAAGCACAGACGCAAACAGGACGGCTCAACGATTATCAGCCTGCCATCCGTCGTCGGTGGCCAACAGTAAAGACGTGGATAGGTAGAGATGGCTGCAAAGAAGGGCACGCGGCCGCCGAACGCTGGCAAAGGACGCCCGAAAGGCTCGCTCAATAAGACGACTGCGGGCGTCAAGGCGGCGCTGACCGCCGTCTTCGAGCAGCGCGGCGGTGTCAATGCGTTGCTGACCTGGGCGAAGAACAACGAAACCGCCTTCTACCAGATGTGGGCGCGCATGCTCCCGACTGAGGTTGACGTGACGAGCAACGGGGAAACGCTCGCCGGTCTCATCGCCGACGCCTACAAGAACGCGCCACCGAAATCTGAGTGAGCGTCGACGCGATCGCGCAGGAAGCGTTACGGGAGTGGAAGCGCGACCCCGTCCGCATGGCGTGGGATCTCTTTCGCTTCGTGCCCGACCGGTGGCAGGACCGCGGACTCCGCGCCTTCGCTGACCCCGCCGCAAACCGGATCGCCTTTCAAGCGTGTGTCGGCCCTGGCAAGTCCGCCGTTGAGTCAATCTGTGGATGGAATTTTCTCCTCTGTTATTCCGATGGGGAGAACCATCCAAACGGCGCGGCGATGTCAGTCACATCAGACAACCTCCAGAATAACCTCTGGAAGGAGCTCGCGGTTTGGCGCGACAAATCGCCAATCCTCCAGCGCGAATTCGAGATGACCGCCGAGCGGATCTTTTCGCGCGAGTTTCCGAAGACGTGGTTCCTCAACGCGCGCAGCTGGAGCAAGAGCGCCAACCCCGACGAACAAGGCAGAACGCTCTCAGGACTCCACGCCAAGAGCATCCTCTACCTCATCGACGAAGCGGGCGACATTGCGCCCGCAGTACTGCGAGCGGCCGAGCAAGGACTCTCGAACTGCGCCTGGGGCAAGATCCTGATGGCGGGCAACCCGACGTCGCTCGAAGGGATGCTCTACGCAGCAGTCACCGAGCAGTCGCACCTCTGGCACGTCATCCCGATCACGGGCGATCCCGATGACCCAGAGCGGTCGCCGCGCATTTCGAAGGAATGGGCGAGTGAACAGATCGCACTCTACGGGCGTGATAACCCGTGGGTGATGGCGTCGATCCTCGGGAAATTTCCCCCAAGCTCCCTCAATGCCCTGCTCGGCCCAGACGATGTTCGCACGGCGATGGCTCGCCATCTCCGCACGGACGAATATGAGTACGTCCAGAAGCGCCTTGGAATCGACGTCGCGCGGTTTGGCGACGATTCGACCGTCATTTTCCCACGGCAAGGGCGCGCGGCGTTCGAGCCCGTCGAGATGCGAAACGCGCGCACCGACGAAATCGCGGCTCGGATCGCGGCGGCGAAAGCGAAATGGGGGTCGGAGTTCGAGATGATCGACGACACTGGCGGGCACGGTGCCGGCGTAATTGACGCCTTGCGGCTTGGCGGGATTGGCCTCCTGCCGATCAACGCGAGTTCGAAGCCCGATGATCCTCGGTTCTACAACAAACGCGCAGAGACCACCTTTCGCGCGGCACAGTGGATCAAGTCTGGGGGTGGAGCGCTGCCGAATCTTCCACGATTCATCAAGGAAGCCGTCGCGGCGTCGCGCTACACGTACAAGAACGGGAAGTTCATCGTGCTCGAGAAAGAGCAGATCAAAACCGACCTGAAAGGGCACAGCCCGGACTTTTGGGATGCGTTCTGCCTGACGTTCGCGTTGGTGGACATGCCGAGCAATACAAGTGCGGGATCGCTCATCGGCGCAGGTGGATCACGAGGCCACGCCCAGACGGAGTACGACCCGTTCGATCCAGAGCGATGGGGTCAGTAGCTCGACCGCTCAGCCGCCGATTTTAAAATTCTGTCAAGGGGCAAAAGAAGGGATTTTTCCGGACGTTATCGTATCCCAGGAGATTCCAGCAGATTCCAGGACGTGTCACGCCATTCCCAGCCCAAAGGGGCGTTTCAAAAAGCGGTGTTATCATGCCGCCCATGGCATACCGAGACATGTTTCGCGATCCCCGCTGGCAACGTCGGCGGCTAGAGATCCTTCAACGCGATGACTGGCGATGTCGTTGCTGCGGCGAGGGCGGGAAGGAGCTTCACGTTCATCATCGGCGCTATCGCTCAGGAGAACCGCCGTGGAACTACACAGACGAAGAACTCATCACGCTCTGCACCGCCTGCCACAACACCGTGGAAGAGATCACCTTCAACTGTCGCGCGAACCTGCCACTTCTCAACCGCGACCAGCTCACCGCGGTTTATGACATTGTGAAACAGGCGATAGAAGACCCGGTTCCGTTTTGACGCCGGAAACTGACCGGCGCGCGCGCCGACCGGCGCGGCCGATCGCGCTATTTCGTTTACTGCACTTTGTGGTGGGTGTTGTGACTTGAGAGTTGCGGAATCCGCACCGTTGTCACAGATTGTGGACGCGCCAACTCGGCGGACTCTCCTGCCCATCTGTCGTTGACCGTCTCCTTTCGTCGCGAATCGCTCACCGACGCGCTCTGGTCGGAGATGCAACCACTGCTCGCTGCCCACTGGCGCGAGATCGCGCATTTCCAGGACATCCCGCTCGAGCCTGACCGCGAGTTCTATCGCGCCGCTGAAAGGGCCGATGCGCTGCGCGTGTTCACGGCCTACACAACGACGGGCTTTGCGGCGGTCGACCATCTCGTCGGCTACGCCGCCTACTTCGTGAAGCACAACCCGCACTACGCGAGTTCGCTCCAAGCCGTGCAAGACGTGGTCTACCTCGACCCAAGTGTCCGGGGCGGCACCGGGTATCGCTTCATCGCATGGTGTGACGACCAGTTGCGCGCCGAGGGCGTTCAGGTCGTGATTCATCACGTCAAGGCCGCACACAACTGGGGCAAGGTGCTCGAGCGACAGGGCTACAAAGCGGTCGACGTCCTCTACGCCAAACGACTCGATGGACCACGGTCCATCGTTCGTCGCGACGAGGCCGCGGACTGATGGGCCTCACCGCTGGGATCATCGTTGGCGCGGGCGGCTATGTCGCCAACAAGCTGAACACGAGCCAGAAGAAGAAGGACGTCCAAGACATCACGGTGGCGTCCCAGCGCACAAGCGATGCGTTGCAGCCTGTGACGCCACCACCCGCCCCGAGTGCGCTCAACGATACCGTCGACCAAGCGAAGGCTATGACGGCGGCGGCTCGCCGGTATCGGATGCAGCAGACGCAGGGATTTAGCTCGACGTTACTCACGGGGGCGAGTGGCGACCGAACGACGGCGCCGTCCTCTCGGAAAACGTTGCTCGGGCTCTAGCGAATGCCTGACACGTTGGCGCCGCCCTATGCGATCGAGAAGCGCAAGCAGTGCGAACAGCTGCGTGCAGATCTCTGGTCGGCGCGATCGAGTTTCGACAGCCATTGGCGCGAACTCTCGCAGTTCTACCTCCCGCGGCGCGCGCGTTTCCAAACGTCGGACACCAACAAAGGCGACAAGCGGCACCAGAACATCATCGACTCGACCGGCACCGAGTCCGCGCAGACCTGCGCCGCCGGAATGCATTCAGGCATCACGAGCCCAGCGCGCCCGTGGTTCAAGCTCACCGTGCCCGATGCAGACTTGGCCGAACGCGACGATGTCAAACAGTACCTGCATGACGTCGAGACGCGCATGCAGAAGGCGATGGTCAAGTCCAACTATTACAAAACGCTCTCGACGCTCTATCAAGATTTGGGCGTCTTCGGCACCGGCGCGTTTCTCATCCTCGAAGACGACCAGACCGTCTTTCGCTGCTACGATTACTCGCTCGGGACCTTCGCGGTCGCCAACGACGAACGCCGAGAAGTCCGCATTTTCGTGCGCGTCTGCGCGATGACGGCGTTCCAGATCGTGAAACGCTGGGGCAACCTCGACGCGCTTGGGCGTCCTGACTTCCTGCGCGACGAGCCGTCGACGATCTCCGTCACGGTCCAAAACCTGTGGCGTCGGAGCCCGCACACGTACGTCGACGTCATCCATGTCATCCAGCCGAACGCCTCGTACGACGGCGAGAAGATCGCCGCGAAATACAAGCGGTACGAGGAGATCTACTACGAGGTCGGGAGTTCAGGGCGTGAGTTGAACGACTCGGGATTCCTCGGGCACTCGGGCTACAGCGAATGGCCCGTGATGGTCGGTCGCTGGGAGAAGGGCGACGAGGATGTGTACGGCACAAGCTGCCCCGGCATGACCGCCCTCGGCGATGTGAAACAGCTGCAACTCATGGAGCGACGGAAGGCGCAGGCGGTCGACAAGAAGGTAAATCCGCCACTCGTCGGTCCGAGTCGCTTGGTCAACAGCAAGGTGTCAGCGCTTCCCGGTGATGTGAACTACGACGACACGCCGAGCGAGCGCTCAGGCTTGCGTCCGTTGTACCAGGTCACCTTCGACACGTCGGAGCTCCGCGAAGACCAGCAGGACGTGCGGAATCGCGTCCGATCGGCGTTCCATGTGAACACGTTCTTGATGCTCAGCCAGAGCGAGCATGCGAAAACGGCCACCGAGGTCGATGAGCTCAAAGAGGAAAAGCTGTTGGTCATCGGGCCGACCCTCGAGCAGATCAACGACGACGTCCTCGACCAGAGCATTGAACGCATTTTCGGGATCATGCAGCGGAAGGGCTTATTCCCGCCCCCGCCGCCCGATCTCCAAGGCGAAAACCTGCACATCGAGTACGTCTCGATCGCCGCGCAGGCGTTGCGGATGGTCGGGATACAGAGCATCGAGCGCACGGCGGCGTTTGCCGGCCAAGTGATGCAGGTCAAGGAGGAGGCGGGCGACGTCATCGACTTCGATCAACTCATCCGCGAGCACGGTGACGCGACCGGGGTTCCGCCGAAAGTGCTACGCTCAGACGACGATGTGGCTGCGATCCGCCAACAGCGGGCGCAGGCGATGGCGCAACAGCAGGCCGCACAGAATGTCCCGGCGATGGCCGGCGCGGCGCGTGATCTGTCGGAGACATCGACGCAGAATGATTCCGTGCTCGCCAAACTCGTGAACGGCCAAGCCGCTCGGGCGACGCTCAATGCGACGGCGCGGCCGGCCGCGTGATGCAGCCGCCGAAACATCGGGCCTTGGTTGGCAACGCGGGCGATCCAGCGCAAGTCGCGGCGGCGCGCGAAACCGAAACGATCCGGCGCGAGCGCGAAGCGAACGAACTCCGCGCGGTCGTTGGGACGGTCGACGGCGGACGCGTGTTGTGGCGCATTCTTGCGGACTGTGGCGCGTTCCGGCAATCCGAATCGCTCGAACCGCAATACCTCGCGTACCGCGAAGGCCAACGCGCGGTGGCGCTCGGGCTGATTGCGGACATCAACGCCGTCGATGCTGACGCCTACCTCCGCATGCAGCAAGACAACATCCACCTCCAATCGTTGCGGGTGACGCCAAAGACCAAGCGTCGCGCGGACGACCCGAACGAATCTTCCACCACCGATGAGCACACTGATGGCCACTGAGGGAACGCCCACGACCGAGACTGAGGTCACCCCGCCGCCCGCGGTGGAGGCGGCTCCCGTTGTCGCTCCGGTCGAGTCGACGTCCGCTGCGGAGCCTCCGAAGGACGAGGTGCCGAAGGACGAACGTCCGCGTGGACCAGACGGGAAGTTTCTTCCCAAGGACGCGAACGACAGCAAGGACACGAAGGACACCAAGAATCCAAAGGACGCGCCAAGCACTGCGGTCGCGCCTGAGACATACGACCTGGTATTACCGAAGGACGCAGCACTCACCGACGCATCGCGTGAGAGGATCGCCGCCATTGCGCGCGCGCGAGGACTCAGCAACGATGCCGCGCAAGATGTGCTGAATGCAGCAAACGCCGAAGTTCGCGCCGCGCTCGACGCGCAGGCCGAGGCGTGGAAGCCGGGCGAGGGTCCGGAATGGAAACGCCGCGACGACGGCTGGAAGGCAGACGCGCTCAAGGATCCAGACATCGGCGGCTCACCCGAGAAGCTTGCGAAGTCCGTCGAGCTCGGACAGGCCGCGCTCACGCGATTCGGGGAGGCTGCGATGACGGAGTTCTTACAGACGACCGGCCTCGGCTCGCATCCGGCCGTGATCCGACTGCTGGCGAAGATCGGCAAGGCGATGGCCGAGCCGACCACGGCAGCGAGCGGCACGCCGATTGGTGGAGCAAAGTCGTTGGCGGAACGCATGTACCCGCAGGGGGGCGAAACGAAGCGCCAAAGTGGTGTTCCTGCGTGAGATCCACATGAAGTAACTCGTATGCAGCAGGTCTCATTCTCTCTTTTCTAACGTCGTGAGACGTCAGGAGTCCAATCATGGCCGCTCTCTCTACCGGCATCGTTCCATCGCTGGTTGACATCGCGAAGACGCTCAACCCCGATGGCTCAACCGCCGTCGTGGCCGAGCTCTTGAACCAAACGAACGAAATCGTCCAGGACGTGCCCTGGATGGAAGGCAACATGACCACGGGCAACCGCACCACGGTTCGCACGGGTCTTCCCTCCGTCGCGTGGCGATTGCTCAACGCCGGCATCCAGCCGTCGACGGGCAAAACCGCGCAGATCGACGAACAGTGCGGCAAGATGGAAAGCTGGGCGCAGTGCGACGTGGCGCTGGCGAAGCTGTCGGGGAACGTGTCCCAGTATCGGCTCAACGAGTCGGCGGCGCACATCGAGGCGATGGGTCAGGAATTCGCCTCGGTCCTGCTCTACGGCAACTCTGGTCTCAATCCCGAGAAGTTCACCGGGCTGTCGGTGCGGTATTCGGCGATCTCTGGCGCCGGCAACGCACAGAACGTCGTGGACGCGGGTGGAACGGGCTCCGACAACACGAGCATTTGGCTTGTGGTTTGGGGCGAGCGCACGATCCACGGCATTTACCCCAAGGGATCGGTCGGCGGGTTGCAGCACAACGATCTCGGGGAGGAGACGGTCCAAACCGACACGGGCGGAACGACCGCGAAGCTCATGCGCGCGTATCGTGACCAGTTCGTGTGGGACTGCGGGATCGCGCTCAAGGATTGGCGCGCCGTCGTTCGTGTCGCGAACATCGACGTCTCGAACCTCGTCGCGCAGTCGTCTGACGCCAACCTCCGCGTCATGATGATCAAGGCGCTGGGTCGGTTGCCCGCGCAATTCCTGACGGGCGGCAAGGCGGTCTTCTACGTGAACCGCACGGTCGGCACGATGCTCGACATCCAGGCGCTGACCGCCGTGGGCTCTGGTGGTGGACTGACATACCAGAACTTCGACGGTCGCCGGGTGCTCACGTTCCAAGGCGTTCCCGTTCGTACGGTCGACGCGATCCTCAACACCGAAGCCCGCGTTGTCTAACCTTTCACTCTCACGCCGTGAGGCGTTAGGAGTTTTCTCATGATTCTCGATTCCCTGCTCAAAGTCTCGGCCTCGCAAGCCCTGACGGCTACCGCGGTCGCGACGAACACCTACGACCAGGGCGCCCCGTACACGTCCGGCGGGACCAATACCGAAATCGGCGAAGGTGAGCCGATGGGCTTCCTCGTCAACGTGGAGGTCGCGGCCGACTTCACGACCGGCGACGAGACCTACGAGTTTGACGTGGTGTCGGCCACGGCGGCGGATGGGACCACGGGCCAGCTGATCCATCTCAAGATGGCGCTGCTCGCGTCCTATCTCGTGGCGGGCCGCAACGTCTTCGTGCCGATCCCGCCAGGGATCATCACGCAGCGGTACATCACGCTCAAGTACATCCTTGCGGGCACCACGCCGACGCTGACGGTCTCGGCGTATCTCGTGCCGGCCGCGCAGTACGAGTCGGTGAAGAAGTATTACTCGACCGCCAGCACGACGGCGGCGTAAGGATCGTTCCCGTGGGTGCAGTAGATCGCGCTCACGGGGGCTTCTCTCCTCCGAATCCCCAGTCAGCATTTTCTCATTTCAGGAGTCGTACACATGCCCATCGCGAAAAAGAAGGCGCGCAAGGTGGAGGCGCCCGTCGTCCGGAAGACGGAAGAAGCGCCGGATGTGGTCCGCGTTCGCGCGACCAAGGAAGGGTTCTACGGCAACCTCCTCCGCAATCCCGGCGACGTGTTTCTGATGGAGACCGCCGTCATGGAGCCGGTGCCGAGTGATGAGTCCTTGAAGGAGTTGGAGCCCAAGGACCGGAAGGCGCAGCAACAGCGTATCGACACGTACGAGCACATCGAGACGGCGCAGGGGACGTTTCTCCTCCCGTCCTGGGTCGAGTGCGTCGACGAGGATGAAGCGCTGACCACGCCGTCCGGGCATCAGACGATCGTCGCATCCACCCCGCCCGGTCATCCCACGACCGTTCCGGGCGAGAAGTCCAAGAGTGTGCTGTAGGCCGGTATCCGGTTTCTCAGTCTTCTCACGAGCGAAGCGGAGCGCGTAGGCGATGGCTCTCGTTACTCACGACGCAACCAGTATTGCGAACTTGGCGCTCCGACACATTGGCATCGGGAAACCGATCGCGAGTCTGTCGGAGCAGACCGAGAACGCCATCGCCTGCGCGGCTTTCTACCAGCAGACCAAAGAAGAAATCCTCCGCGAATTCCCCTGGCCGTTCGCATGGACGTACGCCCCGCTCGACCTCGTCGATGGCTCAGCGGACATCGCGACCGCGCAAGACTTTCAGTACGCGTACCGCCTGCCGGCGGACGCCATTCGGGTGCATCGCATCCTCGGAGACACGCGACAAGCGGGGACCGAAAGTCGTATCCCGTTTTCGTTGGGCTCGGACGCGACGGGCGGGTTGCTCTACACCGATTCGGCGCCGATCGCGGCGTCCACGTCGCAGCTGCAACAGCCCCAACTCGAGTACACGCGCAACGTCGACGAGTCCGACCTGCCGTCCGATGTGGCGCAGTGCATCGCGCTCAAACTCGCATTCTATCTGGCCCCAGCCCTGACCGGTGGCGACCCAAATAAGCTCGGTGCGCGCGCATATCAACTGCTCTATGGGCCAGGTGGTCAGTTCGATCGCGCGGCCGGGGCGGCGGCGCGGGAACAACAATTCGATCCAGAGCCAGAGTCGGAGTTCATCACGACCCGGCTATGAGCAATCTTGCCATCCGAAGCTTTGCCAGCGGGGAACTCGCCCCAGCCCTCTACGCGCGGACCGACCTTGCGCGCTATGAGAACGGGCTTCGGACCTGTCGCAACTACGTCATCATGCGACAGGGCGGCGTCACGAAACGGCCGGGGACGCAGTTCATTGCCCGCGTTAAGGATTCGACCAAGCGGGTTCGGCTTGTGCCGTTCGTGTTCAATGTCCGCCAAGCGTTCGCGCTCGAGTTCGGGGACCGCTACGTCCGATTCTATCAGAACGCGGGCCGTGTGCTCGACGACGATGCGACGACCATTCTCGAAGTCGCCTCACCGTATCTCGAAGCGGATCTGGCATCGTTGCAGTACGTGCAGGCGGGGGACGTGCTCACGATCGTGCATCCGTCGTATCCGCCGTACGAGCTCCAGCGCCATTCGAATACGGAGTGGACGCTCACGCCCATCGTCTTCGGCACGACCGTTCCCACGCCGACGTTCACCTCGATCATCGGTGGCGATCCAGGCACCTCGCGGACCGTGGCGTATGTCGTCACGGGAGTGGACGCCAACGGGGACGAATCGCTGGCGAGTGACCCAATCACGCACGGCTTCCCGCCAAAGGACCCGCTCTACCCGATCGGACTCACGGCGACATTCACCGGCGATGTGCTGACCGCGAACGTCTATCGTCAAGACAACGAGTCTGGCGTGTACGGCTTCATCTTCTCCGCGATCGTGGAGGCGGGCACGATCACGGTCCTGGATTACGGGACGATCCCCGACCTCACGCTCCAACCACCGATCGACAAAAGCTCAACGCTGTTCAATTCGGCGGACAACTATCCGTCTGTTGTCGCCTACTATCAGCAACGCCTCATCTTCGCGAACACGAACACGCACCCCGATACGGTGTGGTGCTCGCGCACGGCGTTGTATCACAACTTCAACACGTCGGTGATCGTCCAGGATGACGACGCGATCACGTTCCGACTCGTGTCGGACGAAGTCGACGCGATCCGCCATGTTCTCAATCTCGGGCGACTCATCATCGGAACGGAAGGCGTCGACTGGATTGTGGAAGGCGATGGGAACGGAACGCTGACGCCGATCGCGGTCAACTCCCGCGTGGGCTCCTATGACGGCATGGCGGCGCTCAAGCCCATCAAGACCGGCGCCCACATGCTGTTCGTGCAAGCGATGGGGGCCGCCGTTCGAGAACTCCAATCGGACGTGCAGTTCGGAACGTACTCGCTCGTCGGCGGCGATGTCACGGTCTACTCGAGTCACCTCGTCGACGGGTTCGCGATCGTCGACTGGGCGTTCCAGCAGGAGCCGTTGCACATCGTCTGGGCGGTCCGGTCGGACGGCGTGCTGCTCTCGCTCACGTACATCCCCGACCAGCAAGTCCTCGGCTGGGCGCGACACGACACGGACGGCTACGTCGAAAACGTGTGTGTCATTCCCGAAGGCTCGACGCACTGGCTCTACCTCGTGGTGCGCCGATTCGTCGACGGCTCCTATCGCCGGTATGTCGAACGCATGGCGACCACGAACGTGACGCCGGTCTTCGCGACGCCGGAAGCGGCGGCGCAAGGCGGGATCTTCACGCCGCCGCCGCCGCCCGGTGCCCCGCCGCCGAGTGGGAGTCCCGTGGTTTCGCCGACGAGTCCCAGCACGACGGACGTGAGCGCCACCGGTGCCACGGCGAATTGGGTGTTTGGGAATCCGATCGCGCCGACGCGCGTCGAGATCCGGCCCGTCACCCAGCCGCCGAGCGAATGGAGTGTGATTACCATCAACGGCGGTCTACAGTCACGCGAGTTCACCGGGCTGACGCCAACCACGCGCTACGAATGGCGCGTCGCCCATGTGCTGGGCGCACTCCTCTCCGACTATCTCGGTCCCTCGGCCGCAACCACGTTCATCACGACCGCGGCCACGCAGCTCTTGGCTGCTCCGCCCTCGTCGCCGGCAATCTCGATTGCGTTCTCGGACGTTGGGTTCACGGACATCACCGTCTCGTGGGCCGCCGCGGTGGCTGGACAACTGAGTGTCGTGGCGATCGCTGGACCGTTGACGACCCCGCCCGACGAGGCGGACTACGCCGCCTTCTCGTATGCGGCCGGTGTCTCGTCGGCGGTCCAGCGGATCACAGCGTCCGGGCTGTATTGGGTTCGGGTCCGGTACGAGCCGGTCGACCCAGCGTCCGTCTTCTCGCCGTCCGCATGGGCGGGCCCGACACAGGCGATCGTCACGGTCTTCGCGCCCTAACGGAGAAAGAGAGCAACCATGACACTGCCGGTCATTTACAACGCGGACGATTTTTCGTGGGGCGCTGCGGGGTCATTCCGCACCGCCGCGTTCGAGACGTTCTACTATGGCGGACATAGCGACAACTCGATCGGCCAGAGCGGGCGCGGCACGCCGCAAGGCTACAGCATTATCGGAAGCCCGAACAACGGGTGGCTCGGCTGGGCGCTGATCAACCTCGCGACGGGCGCCGCGCTCACCCCGTCGCGCGTCGGGCAGTTCTTCGGGCACAACATGCGCGGGATCGCGAACGGCGCGCCGAATCTCATTTTCTGCAAGTGGCTCGAGGCGCAGGGTGGTCCGACGCACGTCCAACTGATCACCGACGCCGCCAACCACATCGTGGCGATGAACGGCAGCGGCGCCATCATCGGCACGAGTACCTTCGTGTATCCAGGGAGTGCGAGCGACGGCTCTGGACCCACCCCGGTTATCGAGGCGATTTGTACGGTCCATAGCTCGACGGGGAGTGTGCAGGTGAAAGTGGACGACGTTCTCGTGTTAGATCTCTCGAATGTCAATACGCGAAACGGCGGGACCGGGGTGGTCGGCGCGGTCGAGATCCACAACGAAGCGACGCGCATCAGTTCCGAGTGGGTCATTCACGACGGGTCTGCGTGGCTCGGCGCCGACAAACGCGTAGGCTGTTTCAATGCCGCCACGGCGGGCACCTACACGACGGGCACACCGACCGGCGCCGCGACTGCGGTCGCGTGTGTCGATGATGGGTTTCGGGAAGCCGAAAGTGATACGGTGCTCGCAATCGACGGAACGAGCCTACCCAAGAAGGCCACGTTCGGCGTGGACGCGTTGCCCGCGAACGCGACGGGGGTCGTGTGTGTCATCCCGCAAGTCGTGGTCAAAAAGAGCGACGCGGGCACGAACACCGGGAAAGTCGCGCTCAAGTCAGGCGCGACGCTCACCCTCGATGCGAGTGCGCGGCTCATTCCCGATGCCTTTACCTCGCTGCGCCAGGGCCCGCACCATACGAATCCGAACACGACGGCGGCGTGGACGATCCTTGAAGTCAACGCGGCTCAGCCTGGGTTCGAGCGCGATTCATGACGGACTCGCTCGTCACGCGCGTTGGGCAGATCGTCGTTTACGAGACGGCGATCACGGACGCGTGGCTCACACGGGTTGGTCAGATCGTCGTCTACGCCACCGCACCGCAACCCGACAATCCTGGGGGCGGGACGAGTGGCGCGGGCGCGCCGTTTCGGCTGCCGGCGCGTGGTGGTGCGGTCTATCTCGACTCCTATCTCGAGTACGACGGCCGGCACGCCGGCGCGGACGACGGGTTATTCCCCGGCGCGTACCTCACGCTCTCGGATGGGTCGACGTGGGCACCCGGCGAAGAATTCACGCTGACCGCGTCGAAGGATGTGTTCACGGCGGACGACGTCGGGAACCTCATCCTGGTGCATGCCAACAGTCCGACAGATTTGACGGTCGTGCGATTGACGATCACGGCGTACACGTCCGCGACGGAGGTCACCGTCACGCCAAACGTGGCGGTCCCCGCGGGGATGCGCGAGACGGCGATGCTCATTTGGGACAAAGCGGTCGACGTGGTCGCGGGGCTCGATCATCTCGAGGCGAAGGCGGTCGGGATTCTCGCGGACGATCATGTCGTCGGAAGTCCGAACAACGCGCGGATCGTGCTCCGAACTGTCACAGACGGCGCGGTCGATCTCGGCGATTTCTACAGTCACATCTATGTCGGCCTGCCGTATCTCGCCGACCTGGAAACGCTGGACGTCGACAACGCGTCAGGTTCGACACTCAAGGCCACGCGGATGGATGTCACGAAGGTCGGACTCCACGTCTACAAATCGCGGTCAGTATGGGTCGGGAACAGACGGCCACCGAACGACGAGACTGATCCGCTCGCCGACTTGGAAGAAATGCCGAAGCCCGCCGAGGTGGATTACGAGATCCTTCGCGACGAATACGAGGACGTGAACATCAAAGGGCAATGGAACTCGAACGGACGGGTCTTCATTCGGTCGGTCGACCCGGTGCCGTCAACGGTGCTCGCCGCGATTCCGCAGGGCCATCTTCCGCCAGTGGGGAGTGTGTAGCATGGGCATGACAGCCGCCATCCTCACCGCCGTCAATACTGGACTCTCGTACTCGAGCCAGCGGAACGCCGCGAGTGCCGCCGATACGCAAGGGAAATTCGAGGCGGGGATTCTTCGCCAGAACGCGGACTTCTCCGACCAGCAAGCCGCCGACGCGGTCGCGCGTGGGCAGATAGACGAAGGCCGGCAACGGCTCGACACGAAGCAACGACTCGGCGCGTCGAAAGCCGCACTCGCGGCGCAGGGTGTGGACGTGGGCTACGGCTCCGCGCTCGACGTGCAGTCCAGTGAAGCGCAGCTGGGGGAACTCGACGCGCTGACGATCCGCAACAGCGCGGCGCGGGAAGCGTGGGGCTATAAGGTCCAAGGGCTCGGGTATCGGCAACAGGCGAAGCTCGCGGAGCTCGGCGGGATCAATCAAGGGGCGGCACTGCGATCGAATGCGACGTCGACGCTCCTGACGGGCGCGGTCAACACGTACGGGCTCTACTCGTCGGCGCGACAGACCAAGAAGGATTTGCGGGGCTCGCAGTATAAGGCGGGGGGCTGACACCATGCCGACCGTCCCTTACGTCTCCGGTCCGCGCGAACGGCTGGCGCCACTCCCTGGGCCGCGGCTCAATCCCAACGCACCATCGTCGGCGTTCGGCGGGAACGTTTCGGTTGCGCCGGATCTCTCTGGCGCGATTCAGGGCGTGGCCGCGATTGGACGAGAGCGGGACCGGATCGCCTTCGAGGAGAAGGCGAAAGCGGATCAGATCGCGACCACGCACAGCTACGGCGCGTTGGTCACGGGCGTCAACGACATGCTGCACGGCCAGGACGGCGTGCTCAATCGGCAAGGGAAAGACGCGTTCACCATCGACCAGGACGCCTACGATCGGTACGGCAAACTCACCGCCGAGATTCGCCAAGCGTTGGGGAATGACGACCAACGCACGGTCTTCGACAAGCAGGTCTATAACGAGTGGTCCGCGATCGACAACCAAGTCCAGACGCACATCGCGCGTGAACGCCAGCGGTACGACGCGCAGGGCGTGGACGCGCTGGTCAAAGGCAAGTTCGACGAAGCGGTCAAGAACTACCTGGACCCGGCGAGCGTGGACCAGAGCATCGCGGTCCAACAAGCGGCGATCACGGACCACCTGAAGCGCACAGGCGCCCCGGACGACGTCGTGGCGCAACAGACCGCGCAGGCGGCGAGCACGACACGGCTCGCGGTGTTGCAAACCTTACTCGACGACGAGAAGGATCTGGCGGCGACGCAGTATTTCGAGAAGTACAAAGAACAGTTCGCGGGAAAGGACTACCAAACGGCGCTCAAGCTGACCGAAGCAGGGTCGATCCGTGGCGCATCGCAGCGGCACGCCGACGATATTCTGAAGACGCATCACGGCTCGCTCACGGACGCGTTGCAGCGGACGGCGAGTATCGACGAGCCGCGCGTGCGCGACGAGACAGAGCAACGGATTCGGCGCTATTTCGCCGACCAAGCCGCCGACCAGCGGCAACAGCGCGAGCTCTCGTTCACCTCGCTGGGCGCGAAGCTCGAGCAGAACGGCGGAAACGTCGACCGGCTGAAGACAACGGCGGCGTGGCTCGACCTGACGCCACAAGACCGAACGGCACTTGAACGTCGCGCAACGATCATCCGGCATCCCGACGAAGGGCCGGGAGATGACGAGCAGTTCATGACGTTGCAGAATGAAGCGTACTTCAACCCCGAAACGTTCGCGGATCGAAACATTTTGGGCGAGAAGGACTTGAACGCGAAGCAGAAACAGCGGTTGCTCACGCTGCAACGTTCAATCGGCGCCAAGGTCCACAAAGGCCCGACAACGACGCTGAAGAATGACATCAATGCGGCGGTCGGAGCACTCTCGACGTCGCCCGGATCGGCGGACGCACTTGCTCGCGACGACGCGCTGGCCGCGACGTTCGGCGGGGCTCGTACGGCGCCCGCACCGAGCGCAACCAGCAACCCACAACCCGCACCCAGCAACCCGGCGCCCAATAGTGCCGCGGGGCACATCATCAACCTCGAACCGCTCCCGAAGCTGCCGTTCGCGCCATCCATGCGCGCGTCGATCATTCAGAATTGGGAGAATGGCGGAAAGGAATACGCGGACTACCTTCGCGACTCGCTCAACGTTGCTGTCCCGCCGGATATTGAGGAACAGGCCAGAGCCGTGCTCGCGAAAGCGAAGGCCGAGGCCAAGCAGAAGGCGAAGAAGCCGTGACGGCCCCCGTCCGCCCTGATGCGGCATCTCGCGTCCCCTCGTTCGACGAGTGGCAACAACGACAGTACGCGCCGCATCGGTCCCCGACCGACCCGAACCAGCCAATGGGCGCGGGTCGCGTGCTGACGTTCGAGGAGTGGGACCAAGCGCGCCGAACATCGGACGTGTCAGCGCTCAAGCTCCCAGCGATGCCGCGCTTTCAGTCGGACGTCACGCGCACCCCGGCGAGCGGGCAGACAAAGGGAACGGCCCTTCCCGCGTTCGACATTGGGGAGCCGTCGACCTACCTCAATCCCCTGCTCCGGCAAGTCGTCAACCCGATGCTCGAGCATCCCGTGGAATCGGCGGCGGTGACGCTCGGGCCAATCGCGGCAGCGGGTGTCCCGGTCGTTGGACCGCCGGCGGCGATTGCGGCCGGCGTTGGAATGGCGGGAATGATGGCGTACCACGTCGCGAAATACGGCTGGCAGAAAGCGCACGAGATGGCGCTGTCGCCCGAGGAGCGGCAGATCGCGGAAGCGAACCCCGAGCGGATCAGCGGCGAGTCGGCGGCGATACAAGCGTTGATGCTGGGCCTCGCTCCGCTGATCCACGTTGGTGTGAAAGCCGCGCGGGGAATTGATTTTGGCGCCGGCATGGTGGAATCGGGTGTTGAGGGCGTGCGGTCGTCGGACCTTGGACCGGGCTTTCGCCAGAGCGCGATCGACAACGCCCTGGATGCGGGCCGAACGGTCGACCTCCAACGTGCCATCTCGGGGCACGCGGACGCGCTCCGGCAAGAGTCTGCGCTTCGCGACGCCGTCACGCAGCAGAACGCGGGTCGGCGCACGGCGATTGCTGAGAACGAAGCCGCGATCACCGCCGAGGAATTGCGCCAAGAAGAAGTGACGCGAAAAGCGGCGCTCCGTGCGCTCACTGGCGTTCGTCGTCGACCGGGCGGTATTCCGCTGACCATCGAGCAACAGCGCGCCGCTGATGCGGCGGCACTACTTGATCCTCCGCTCGAGGAATCGCGCTCGTTCCTCGAATCGCCGCAGGGCGCGCATGTGCTGGGCGCTGTTGCGGCCAAACACGGGATGCCAGAGACGGCGAGTCCGTACGCGCCTGAGTCGCCGCTCGACGTTGCGTGGAAAGAAGGCCACACGTCGGCGGCGCCGCGCGGCGCATACCCCGAAGGGTTCTCAATGGGTGGCGCTGAGAGTCGCATTCCGACCGATTACCAGCGTCCCAAACTGCCGCGCAGCGAGCCGTCACCGACTGAATACGCGCCAACTGGCAAGACCGTCCCCTCGGTGCCGATCCGCGACGAGAAGGGCGCGCTGCAACGCAATCTCGGACGCGTCGCGACCGAAGACCTGCACGCCGAGTGGCAACGGCTCGCCGAACTCAACAACGCCGAAGAAGCGTTGCACGCGGGCGCGCAAGAGGCGGGCTATCGCTTCGACTACAACGAACTCTCCGGCTCCGAAAAGACTGGGATCAAAGGCAAGAGCGGCGTCGACGTGTCGGGCATCGGTGACGGACTCGCTGATCCGGAACGGATCGCGGCGGACAACAAAATCATCGCGGACTACCGGAAGTCGACCGTCGCCCGTGAAGCACGCGCGAAAGCGATGGCGCGGATCGAAGCCGAGATTGCGAAACGGCCGACCGCCGAAGAATTCAACGCCACAGCGACGGCGTACCATGCGGGCGAGCCTGGCGCGCGTCCGCTGACGCCGATCGAAGGGACTGGCGAGACGCGGACCCGCGGACTCGGGGCGAGCGTTGAACGAAAGGCGATCGCTAACGACCTGACGGACTACTTGGGCGATCTCCCCGAATATCGCCAAGTCAACATGGCGGATCAGGCCGCGCGGTCGACGCAACTCCTTGCGGAGAATCCCGTTCTCGCTCGCCGGGTCGCGCTCGGGGAAGAACCGCCGCCCAAGGGCCTACTGCCCGAAGCGGTGTTCAAGGTGGTCGAGGACAAGGCGCTCGCGGAGGGCGACGTCACCACGCTGCGCGATCTCGCGTCGGGCGGACTCACGACGGAAGCCACCACGATGGGCCAGCGTATTCGGGCGCTCCGCGATCGTGCGCCGGATTCGCCCGTGACGGCCATGCAGTCGATTGAAGACGCGCGCGCGCGCGGACGGGACGTTGCGCCCGAGATTCAGAGCGCCGTGGCGGATCTCAAGGCGCATCTCGACGCGGCGCACGCGATTGACCCCAGCGCGTGGGAATTCTTCATCAAGTCGATTCGCTGCTAACCATGCCGAGCCCCTTCTGTCTCCTCCCACAGTACGCGGATCGGTTCCTCGAGAAAATCAAATCCGGGGAACTGAGCGGTGACGCGCTCGCCGCGATGAGTAGCGCCGATCGCCATGCCGTGTTTGCGGAGATTATGGGCGAGGCGAACGCGGGGCATGTCAACGCGTCGTTCGAGTCGAAACTCTTATTGAAGAATCAGCAAGCCGCCATTGAGCGATGGGTCAAGAGCGCCGAGAACGTTTCTCCCGCAGTAAAGCGCGACCTGTTGGCGCGCGTCGAGCGGATGCGAGATGTGCTCGAGCCACACAACCGAAATGCCTTTCTGGCGGACCTCGCGAAGCAAAAGCTCGGATTTGGTGTGACGATGGAGGAAGCGGCGCACATCACGCAGCTCGCGAAAGATGCCGCCGACGCGAAAGCCGCAATCGAGACGGGTGGCGACCGGCTAGAGTACGGGCGCGCGAAGGTCGCGTTCTCCAATTACGTGTCCGACCTCAAGAACGACGTCAAGCAACCGCTCACGGTTGGGTCCGCGCTTACGAAGACGGCGAGTTTCGCCAAATCGTTCAAGGCATCGTTCGACAACTCGGCGCTCTTTCGCCAGGGCTGGAAAACGCTTTGGACGAACCCAGCGACGTGGGCAAAGAACGCGACGCAGTCGTTCGTCGACCTCGCGAAACAGTTCGGCGGGCATGAAGTCCTCGACGAGGTGAATGCGGAAATCCTCTCGCGACCGAACGCGCTCAACGGGCGGTACGGCCGGGCGAAGCTGGCGATTGGAAACATCGAGGAACAGTTCCCGTCGTCGCTGCCCGAGAAGATCCCGCTCGTCGGACGCGCCTACAAAGCGAGTGAGGCGGCGTACGCTGCGTTCCTGTACCGAACGCGGGCCGACGT